GCCTCTTCGCGCTGCTCTTTTGTCACGGGGACTTTCCCTTCCGGTGCGCACGCGGCCAGCCGCTCTGCCTGTTCCGGCGTGAGCTGTGCCGCATCTACGCCGAAGGTCTTTTCCAGTGCCGGCCCCAGAGACTTCAGCACCTGCTCGCTTCTCGCGCAGTTTTTCAGCCGTTCGCGCACGATCATCTGCACCTGCCTGTCATAGTCCTTCTTATACGATCCCTGGATGAGCGCCCGGAACGCCTCTGCGCGCTCCTGCTCATCCTGCGGCGCGGCGTCCGCCGATACGCCCGGCTCCGGCTGCTCCTGCTGCTCCATCGCAAATGCCTGCAGCCAATCAAAGTTTTTCATCCTTTTCCTCCTTCTGCCCTTCAAGCGGGCGACGCTCGGGTCTCTGCATCATATTTTCAGGGTCACGTTCACCCAAAACCCGCACATGATCCGGATACCGCGCCGAAAGCAGCCGGTATCCCGCGCGAACCGTCTCAAACATCCCATCCAGCCGCGCCTGCTCCTGTCCGTCCGCGAACGCCTCCAGCCGGAAGCGTCCGCAGCCCGATTCGATCACCGGCGGCGTTTTCATCCCCGCCGCCTGCACCGCCTCTGCCAGCGCAAACGCCAGCATCGACGCCGCCGCACAGACGATATCGCTGCCGTACCGCGAAAAACCCGCGTGGCCGCGCACCGTCAGCGCCGTTCTGTCCAGCCATACCTCGATCATCCCGGCTGCGCCGCCTCTCCGGCGCGTTTTCGCGCCTGCTGCACTCTGGCCGGTTCCGCGTCCTGCTTTTTCGCCGTCCGAACCGTCCCCGGAGCCTCCGGCGAGGGCTGTCCTGCCAGCCGCTCGTACAGCTCCGGCTCATACCGTCCCGCCAGCGTCAGCGCCATCCGCTGCCACGCCGCCGCATCCGCACCCGAACGGAGCTTCTGCAAGATCTGCTGCTTGCCGTCAAAATCCATCATGTCGAGGCACGCCAGCGCCTGCTGCTCCATCTCCGGCCGGAAAAAGCCCAGCTGGAAAAACTGCAGCGCCAGCTCATTCTGCGCCAGCTTCGTATACGCCGTGTGCTTCTGTGCCGTGACCGTCACATCGAACACCGGCGTCCGCATGAGCGCCTCCGGCCCCATGCTCTGCGCCTTCAGCCGCGCATTGCAGTAGGACACAAATTCCTCTGCCCCGCTCAGACCCGCAATGCGGAACCTGCGCGGCAGATCATAAAACTGCCGGATGCGCTCGATCACCATGCGGATGAGCCGCGCATAGGCCCGGTACGCCGACTGCGTCGACGCGCGTGAGCTGCGCCCGGACGCCTCCTGCAAAGCCGCAATGGCCGAGGCCGCCGTCACGCCGGACGAAACCTGTCCGTTCGTCACGTCCGTGTTGCCCGTCGTCCATTTGAGCTCCTCGATCTTGTTGTTCAGCACCTGCACGCAGATGCCCGGCAGCATATTGACCTGCACCTGCTGCAGAGAATCCTGCCCCAGATTCCCGTCCACGTGCACAAACGGCTTTGTCCAGTCCGCATACTCCTGCTCGTTGACCGACCCGTCCGAGCGGCGGAACCACCTCGGTGTCGCCGCCATGATCGTGTTCTTCACGATGGCCTGATCCATCCGATCGATCTGCTCCTGCGCGCCCTTGCCGATGTCAATATAGCCGTACCCGCAGATCGAGCCCTCGATGGGAAACAGCCGGTCAAAGATGAACGGATACTCCCCGTCGTCATACAGCCCCCGCTCACACGCAGGCGCACGCACCGGCGTCTGCACCAGAACCGTCTCGCCCGTCTCCGGGTCCCGCGCCTCCCGCGTGACCGACGGCATGAACGTGTCGTTCTCCGTCGCGTACAGGACCGTTTCGCCCACATACTTGCAGTAGTGCAGCACCGTCCTGCCGCCCACACGCTTCTTGTAATACCAGTCCACCACCAGCGTCTTCTCCGAAAGATCGACCGCATCGTCCGTCCGGTACCGCGAAAGCACCGCGCTGCTCCCGCCGAGCTTCCCCGCCAGCTGCGGATACGCCGCCAGCAGCGTCTCGTTGTCCTCCAGCTCCAGATAAAACACATTCTGCGACCTCTGGATATCCGTCACGCCTGGCTCCCAGAACAGATTCAGCACATTCACAGGCCGGATGGAGATATCCCCCAGTCCGCCGAGCTTATCCTGATCCCAGTACACGCCCCACACGCCCGTGCCCTGCTTCATCTTCTGCCAGCACGTGTCGGAATAGACCTCCTCAAAGTCGTTCTGCTCCAGAATGCACGGGATGATCGACGAGAGCATCTGCGCCTCCTGCCGGTCGTCCGGCTCGCGCGGTCGGATGACCGGCCCCGGATAGGCCGCGACCGCATCCGCGTGCTTGCCCATGATGACGTTGAACAGCCACCCGGACGCGGGCCGGTCGTCATTCGGGTTTCCCTTATCCGAAAACTGCCGCCACTGCCGCAGCTTCCACCAGTCCTCGTCAGCGATGATGCGCCGTTCCAGATTCTGCTTGCCCTGCTTGTAGCGGCGCAGAATATCCGCCGCCCGCCGCAGCTCCCGCTCCCCGATCACGGGAACGCCTGTTGTCCGTACCTCCATTGCTTCCTCCTAGCTTCTGATTTGATTCAGCGGGTCTGACCAGACCGCCGCCGTCTGCGCCTGCATCATCGGCTTCACCGGCCGCGACATACAGAAATACCGCCATTCGTCGCACACATGATCCTCCATCGCCGTGTCCAGATCCTCCGGCCGCGTCTGTGAATACAGCATCAGCGGCACCGTCCGGATAAACGCCCTGCAATTTTTGAACACATACATACGCGGGTACCCGTTCTCATCGAACTGCAGCCGGTAATGGCACTGCATCCAGCCCGCGATGCGCTCGTTGTCGCCCGGCGTAAAATACACGCCGTACCGCGCCGCCGTCTGCGCCACGCTTTCCCCGCGCGAGGCGTCCCAGATCGCCGGGTCCGCCACGCCCGTGATCTCCCGGCCCTTGAGCCACGGATGCTCCGTCTCGATCCGCCTGATCTCGGCAAACTGCCGGTCCGGCGTCCACTTGACGCCCTCGTTCGGCATCCGCGTACATCCGTAAAGCTCCAGAATGCGGTAGATCACGCCGTCGTAATCGACCGCCCACCACGCACAGGAAAACGGCTTTCCATACCCGAAGTCATAGCTCCGGCAGACCGTCCACCCCTTGTCCGGCGCAAACGGCTCGATCACGTGCGTCCACTGCCGGTCCTCATAGTGTTCCGGCACGTCACGGAAGTCCTCAAAAAACTGCCCCTCATACACGTCCCACGACCCATACAGCCACGCCTCGCGCAGCTTCGGCGGCAGCGTTTCCAGCTGCTTCAAATACTCCGGCTGCTGCCGCATCAGCGCCCGGTTGTCCGTCACCAGCGCCTGCACAAAGCTGTAATTCTCCGGCTCCTCTCCCGCCTCGAACCGGCGGTCGATGAACAGCCGTTTAAAATATCCGTGCCCCGGCCCGCCGGGGTTCAGCGTGTAGTACGTCCGCTTCGGCAGCCCGTTTGTCCCGCGCACGCAGGCATTGATCGCGTCGATCCACGCCTTTTGCAGCTGCCCGGCCTCGTCGAGAAACACCACGTCGTATTCCGCGCCCTGATACTGCCCCATATCGCCGTCGCACGCGCAGTAGCCGAACGTGATCGTCGACCCGTTTGGAAATTCGAACCGCTTGTCCGCCGCCTTATATTTCGCGATCCCCGCCAGCTCCTGCCGCAGCGGGTCGATATGGTTGTTCTGCAGCTCCCGCAGCGTCCTGCGCACGATCAAAAGCTTGATCCCCGCATACCGCAGCGCCAGCAGCTTCGCCTTTGTGCGCACAGCCCAGCTCTTCCCGCCGCCTCTGGCCCCGCCGTAGGCGATGTGCCGGTGCCGGTCCAGTAAAAACCGCCTCTGCTTCTCATTCGGCGCGCCGATCCGCAGCTCCGTCATTCCGAAAATTCCTCCGCTTCCCGCTCAAATACCACGCGCACGCCCGTCTCCTGCCCGCCGTGCTCCTCCTGCAGCTCCTGCCGGATCTCGACCGCCTGCTTCATCACCTTTGCCAGCTCGCCCAGCTCCCTGCTCGGCGTTTCGCCGTCTTTGATCTGCTCCAGCAGCCGCTTCGAGATCGTCTCCAGCGCCTTTTCCAGATTCCCGGACGCCTTTTCAATGGGATCCCGGCGTGCCTTTCCGGCCTTTTCCTCAGTCATCCGCATACCTCGCGTTGATGGCCGTATAAAGCTCGCATTTCTCGCAGTTTTTCGTCCGGCAGAAGATCTCCATCTGCTGCCGCTTCGCCCGGCCTGAAGCGAACGTCAGCCGCAGAAAGCTCTCGTCCGTGATTCCTTCGCAGTAAATGCTCCTGCCGCTGTCCTCCCGGTAAAACGGGCACCATACCGGCTCAAAGCCCTTCTCTCCGTTCTGCATCCATCTCCACCTCCCGTCTGTGTTCATACCCCATGCGCTCCGCCAGTGCCTCCACCCCCACCGTCTCCAGCAAAAGCGCCTCCATGCATTCCGCGTGCACCGCCGTGCCGTCCATCGCCTCATACCGCTCGTCCGCCTCCGTGACAGCCTCGCCGCACCACCGGCAGACACAGCCGCGCATCATCCTCCCACACCTCCCGAAATCATATTTTTATGCGATACGCAGTTGACAAAACGCGCCGCGCCGGATACAATAAATCTGTATGAATCTCCGGCTGCGGCGCCGCTCCCTCTGATTCCCTGGCCCACGGGCCTGTTTGCTTCCGGCCCGCAGCGCTCTCCGCACCTGCCCCCTGAGTGTATCGCATTTATATGCGATTGTCAAGGGAGGTATGTCGCATTTTTATTTGATTCTCTATTTTGCACAAATGCGAGGTGTCTGTTTTGTTTATTTATAGCAGATTCGAAGCGCTGATCCGCGAGACGGGCGTGACCAAGGCGTCCATCGCCCGCCGCATCGGCCGCACGCCGACCGTCTGCCAGGACTGGAAGGCCGGCAAATCCGAGCCCAGCGCCGACCAGCTTCAGATCGTCGCCGCCGCGCTTGGCACGACGCCCGCCTACCTCACCGGTGCAACGGATGAAAAAAAACTCCCCGCTGGCGCGCCGTCCGACGAGGAGGATCCGCTCGACACGAGACTCAGGGAACTTCTTTCTCATGCTGACGATGATCTGAAGCAGGCCATGATCGCGTTTTTAGAGCGCTTTCAAAAAAAGTAAGAAACTGCTGTTTTTCTTCCCGGCTCAGCGCCGCAAACATCCGGACGATCTGCTCGTCCGCCGTTTCCTGTTTGTCTGGTCTGTCTGCTCGGTGTTTCGTCATCCTGCATCCACTCCTAAATTCCGTTCCGTTCTTCCAGCTGCTGATGTTTGAGGCAGTGTTTTTATATTAAAACATTTGTTCTAGTTTTTCAAGATGGCAGAACGCCCAAAGAATCGATAAAATTTTCTACTGTCGCCTGTCTGGTCTTGTCCCAAAAACAGGACATTTATCGTTTTCTCCTTCCCCCGCCC